CTGCTAGACGAGATGCTCAAGGAGAAGGTCACTTTCACTGGCCCCAAGGGACTAGGCATCGACTTCGCTTCCCCAATAGAGTCACCTAGTGGCCCCACCACCCTCACAGAGCCCAAGAACCTGCCAGACCACGACCCCGGTCACAGGGAGTCCAAGGGCGGTGCTTGCTGGTGCGGTGCCAAGCGTGGGCAGGAGTGCGAGCAGGGCCTAGCCACTAAGATGGAGGATTGCCCCAAATTCTCACCACCACATAAAGAAAAAGACGATAATCACGTTAAAATCCCCGTTTCATGATGGGGTTTAATATAGGATGAAGCCAAGTCTGGCAGCCAATGTTGATGATGGATGCTCCTATTGAGGACCCCATTCTACTGAAAAGCAGGTCCAGCGACCTAGTCGTCGCAGGCTACGCATCAGTCGAGATGGTGGACAAGCAAGGAGACCTAATCACCAAGCCCGCACTCAAAGACGCCTTTGGCAAGTTCATGAAGTCTCCCGGCTTCAGAAACGTCCAATTGGCTCATTCCAACATACAAGTAGGGGAGGTAATACCCAACTACGAGGACACGTCAGGCAGAGTCTGGAAGTCCGAGGTAGACGAGACTGGTATGTTCGTGGTCATCAAACTAAGAGATGACATAGAGAAGGCCCGAGAAGTGGCCGCAGAGATTCGCAAGGGGAACCTGAAGTCGTTCTCCATCGGTGGGCAGGCTTTCGAGCGTGTCAATAAGCACGATGGCACCAGAGGTGACTATCGTGAGATAAGCCGCATGGAGTTGCACGAAGTGACCATTTGCGAAAAGGGCATTAATCCTGAGGCCCAGTTTAGAATCCTAAAGGAGGATACAACAAACAAAGGTGAAAACATGACAGATGAAGAAAACACAATGTCTGAGTTGCAGAACGTGTTAGAGAGGCTTTCAAAGCGTCTCGACGATGCTGACGAGGCGGAAGCCGCAGTCAAGGCAGAGGACACCGAGAAAGCGATGAAAGAAAAGAAAGAGAAGAAAAACGACGAAGATGGTAATATGGAGGAATCTGAAAAGATGGACAAGAAAAAGGGAGAGGACGACAAGATGGCCTACTCCAAGTCCGAGGAAATGGATGACGTCATTACCACAGACTATCTGCAGTGGCTAGAGAGCACTGTGAAGTCCGCTGGGTACGACCCAGAGGCTGCACGAGATGCTCTAGAGTCTGGAGATGTAGACGGAGTAGAGAAAGGCTACTCGCCCGGAGAGCACGGCTTCGACCACAGGGGTCAAGGCAGCATCGAGGGCGCTGGCGAAGATGACTCCGGTAAGAGGCCAAAGCCGAACTTCGGTGCCGCACCAACTGGCAACAAGAACGTCATCAAGGCCGACGACTACATCGACGCAACCTCTGTGAGCCCCTCACAGATAGAGGAAGCGTATCAGGTCTACAAGGCCGCTGCACTAGAGCAGAGGTTCAAGACCGACCTAGGCAACGAGTTCTCCATGAGACTCACCAAGGAATTGGAAGAGGCAGAGACCGCACAGGCTAAGGACGAGTTCGACGCAAGAGGGCCTCTAGCAGACCTGCAGAAGGCAGTTCTATCCCTCTCTGAGAGGATTGAGAGCATACCCGCAACTGCTGGCGAGACTTTCGCCAAGAGCGAGTCTTCTGCTATGATGAGTATTCCTGAGACCCAAGAGATGGCCGAGATGTCGTGGGACGACGTCCACAGGCTGGCTGGAAAGGCTCTTCAGGGAGGTGACAACTGATGGCACGTGATTATGTACGAACAATACAAGATATGGAAAGATACTACTACGGTGGTACAGCAACGACCGGGTACACCTACAGCAGTGGAGACATACTGAAGGCCGACGCGCCTCTCCTGTCTACTACGGCTGGTACCTACCAAGCAATCTACGGAAGGAAAGTTTGGTCGCAACTGAACCAAGAGTTCAATGCGTTTAGCATACTTCCAAAGAAGCCTTGGGAGCGAAGTGGGTGGAGAATCATCACCGCCAAGCCTAATTTCAACGTAGGCGGCGGACTGGCTGAGAACGCTACTCTGCCAGAGACCACCAAGCCTGACTTCCTACACGTGGCTGCAAAGCCCAAGACCATTGGTCACTCGTTCGACCTGAGCGAAGTGTCCATGTTCCTTTCTGACAAGGATGACGGTCTAGGCGACGTGCGCCAAGTACTCAAGGAAGAGATGGGTAAGCACCACGCAGACCACATCAACAGGATGCTCCTAGAAGATGTGGAGACCCCAGCAGGTAACGACCTCGAGTCATTGGACCGTCTAACAACAGACCCCGACTCGATGACGACCAGCACTGGTCACGTGAGCGCAACCACAGACCACGACCTGTATTCTATCACCCGTGATGGTAGTGCAGACTTCCATAGTGCTGAGGTCGATGTGTCCGCAGCAGCGAACACAAACAGGAACCTAAGCCTAAATCAACTGGACGGACTATTCCAGAAGATTTGGACCCGTGGTGGTAACCCCAAGGTCATGCTGACGGGCTACGACACTCTAATGCGCGTGCAACAACTATTGCAGAGCCAGCAGAGATTCATGGAGTCCAAGAGGGTCACCCCCACCTACAACGGTGTAAAGGGTGTGCCTGGTATTGAGGCTGGGTTCATTGTGGCTACCTACAACGGTGTGCCCCTCATTCCGTCCAAGGACGTAGTGCAGGACACATCAGGTATCTCAAGGATTTACTACTTTGATACAGACTATTTGTGGTTCCAAACCGCTATACCGACACAGTATTTCGAGTCGGGTATTGAAACTGGCGACCCGTTCGCCATCAACAGACTAGGCCAAGAAGGTCTTTACCGCACCATGGGTGAGGTTTGGGATTCTTTCTTTGGTGCAGGAGGCTCTATCCGTGACCTCGCATGAGGTTTTTGGAGAGATAACAGGAGGCGATGAATAATGGCAGCGATAACACACAGAGGAATAACCTACACAATGAGCGCGGGAACACCGACAATGAATCTTGACTTGCAACTGCAAGGTGGGGTGGACCAAGACGAAACCCTATGGCTTGACGGCCAAAGCACTGACGGCTACCCTGGGAATCTCAGTGGCTTCCAAGCCACTAACACCCAAGTAGCAGCAAGACACAACCCAAGGATGATTATGCTAAGCCTAGCAGCAGATGTAACCGAAGGTGCTACACTCACCCTAACAGGAGAGTGCAGTAAGATTGTATCTTGTGTCGCTCAGCGTGCTGATGCAACGGCTAACGTGGCGATAGTGAAGACCAGTGATTTGGTCCTAACTTTTGACATGGAAGCCACTGCTGATGGTACTACTGACGACCTAACTGCAATGGAACTTTGGCTCATGGTGGTCTGATTAAGGAGTGACCTCATATGCCGACTATACTTTGGAGAGGACCAACAAGAACCGTGCGTACCAAGCACGGGCACTATGACAGACACACGTCTGTAGAGGTTTCTCAAGAATGGTTGGATGAGCGTCGAGGTGCCTTTTTAGACACTCACTGGCAGATAACGGACGACTATCAAGGAGTCCTATTTACGCAAGACGATGGTGATGGGCTACCAGACATGAACTGGCTCAAGGCAGACATCCAAGTTTGGTTGGCTGACCATGGAGTTCAGATGTCTGGTGTCCGCGCCACTAAGGCGAAGATGCTAGAGAGAGTCGATGAAGTACTCGCGGCAGAGGTCGCAACCGAGGAGGAATGATTTAATGGCAATCAATTTTGATGACAGACCTATTACAATAGGCAGCATACTACTACTGACCGGAACATGGGCTAATGGCGATACATCTATAGATGCCTCAGACTACCTGTCTGAGATACTACACTTTGATGTGACCGCTAACAGTGCTACTGAACAGGCGAACCCGACTGGCTACGTGACAACCACGTGCCACTTTACGGAGAACGCGTCTGTTGGTGGCAGGTTCATTATACTGGGCCGTCGATGATTGGGGGTAAAACCCCTTGACTGATACGAAGATATTTGAGTTCAAGCCTTCCGAGGCAATAGAACTTGGCGCTTCTGTGGCCGGTGGCATACAGAAGGTCTTGGATGACTACACAAACGGTAAGACAGTAGAAGGG